GACATTATGATTAACGCTATGAGAAATCTCATGGTTTACGGAAATGACATAAACAAAATTGTTGGTAAAGAGGGTGTAGGTGTAACAGACCTACAAAGTTTACCCGTAAAACAAATTACCATAGTTGATGAGCGTGGTGGTTTAGGTTCTTACTTCGTTGCTGATGAAGATAACCCAATCATCAATGCTACGACATATATGTTGAGAGAAGGTACATCTTATGAAGTCGCAATACCTAATAGAGAAATATTACACGTAAAAATAGATGCAAGGTCTAATTGGTTTACAGATAATAAATTACGTAGAACATACGGTGTGTGGGGAGCAAGTAGATTTACGTCACTAAAGCAACCTATCAGAATGAAATACAATAGCATGAATAACAGAATTAGTCTAGAAGATTCTATGACAAAACAATTTATTACAATTGACAAATCTGCTATCGAACACATACAAGACCCCGCAGAACAACAGCAAAGATTAAAACATATTATGGATGAGGTTATATCTCTATTCGAGGGACTGCGAGGCGACCAAATACCTGTACTACCACATTACGTACAACTACATCACGTAGATGTTGGCAACTCAGTTCCTAACAACACAGGATTCTTAGATGCAATTAACGCAGATATAGCGGCTGTGCTACAAGTACCTAGAGTTGCCGCAGGGCAAGAAAAAGGCTCTACTTTCGCTGCTACATATAACGCTAATCTATGGGCTGTGCAAGCAATATCACGTATGCATCGTATATTATCGGAAGCAGCAACCAAAGTATTTATGATGCATTTAGACTTGTTGGGTATAGAATATAGAAAACAAGATTTACCTACTATTAAGTTTGAGGCTATGGATAGTGAAACCCCATTAAATATAATGCAGAGAGCAGTTATGGGTTACGATTCGGGAATATTAACTTTGAACCAATCATTGAATATGTTAAGCCTACCTACTGATAGAAGTGGAGACGAAAGAAAAACTGAAAGACCAACTAATGTCGGAGAACTACCGCGAGAAAACTCACAAGATGGTGCTTCGGATATGGTGGACTGATGATACTTTTACCAGTAGTCTTTACGATAGCAGTTTTAGTGATTTACATTGAAAGGTTAATAAGACACATGAAACCTGAAAAAACCATGAGTAAGATGCGAATGTCAAACCCTAATGAACTTCTTATGCTTATTTTTGGCCTTGGTGTTGTTTTAGCGTGGGTAATTATCGCTGCCACAGCATCGTATTACAGCATAGTAGAAGAAAGGGATATTACAGACAGTCAACTAACAGTTATTGGTTTGCTCGGTGGTCCGGCGCTTCTTATCATAACTAGCGTACTTGATTTATTCAAGGGTAAAGAGGGCGCAAAAATTAACATCTTACCTGACCAACTAGCAAGTGACGTTTCATCTAGCGAAGCAGTTGACAACCACACAAGAATGCTTGAAGAATACAAACTAAAGCATGACTTAGAAATGGAAAAAATGCAAAAACAACACAGCCTAGATATGGAAGCATACCAAATCACAAACAATAAAGTTACCGCAAAGAAAGGTGAATAAAAATGGCTTTGAGAGTTAGTATAGAAACAGACTTTGGATTAACTTGCGCAGAAGCACAAGCAGTAATAAGAGAGTTTAGGATGAATAAAGAAGTTGCAGAAGATGGTACTAAATCTTTTACAATAACTTATGGTGGTTTAGTTTTTATGGATGCAAGCACATACACAAGTGGTAAATCACCAATCGCAGGATTTAATTACCAATTTCCATTAGATGTAACTGATGGTGCAGACCAAGAAAACTTACTAAAACAATGTTATCTTAACTTAAAAACACAAGAAGGCTTCACAGAAGGAGTTGATGTTTGATGAATAATAGTATCTTTTGTGGGTTTTGTGTTATGGGTGATTGCTCGGAGTGTCCTATCTTAAAAGATTAACTTAATAAGACATTCCTAATCTCCAAGAGTTATGTCATGTGGCTGCGGATGCGGTGGTGAAAAAGTTGCTTATGAAGAATGGGGCGAAGAAGATGTTACTGCGGCAGAATATCAAGGCCGTAAAGTTACTCTTAACAAACCATTCCGTACATCAGGCGCTAGTAAAAAGTTCGGAGTTTATACTAAAAATGCTAACGGTAATGTAGTCTTAGTAAGATTTGGCGACCCTAACATGGAAATCAAAAGAGATGACCCTGCTAGAAGAAAAGCATTCCGCAGTAGACACAACTGTGATAATCCCGGTCCAAAATGGAAGGCACGTTATTGGTCTTGCAGACAATGGCGTGGTGGTAAAAAGGTAGAAGCAGGTATGGAAGATTACATATTTTCAACACCCGAAGGAGCAAGACAAAAATCAACAGAAATAGGATTTGGTGGTGAAATACACAGCGACCAAATGGCTGACGGAACACCTATGTATTTTCCCGGCCCTAACGAAGAAGAGTTCCAAATGTGGTTTGATAAAAATGATTCTCACGATGCAAGCGCATCAGAGTGCAATTGCGGTAACGTAGAAGCAAAAGACGCAGACGACCCTTGCACAGAAGGTTATGAACAATACGGTATGAAAATGAAAAACGGTAGAAAAGTTCCTAATTGCATACCTATCGCAGAGGCAAAAGAAATGAAGAAAAAGGCTGATGCCGTAGAAGCAGCACTACCTAAACCTATGGGAGATGAATCTCACGATGAGTTCATGAGTAGGTGTATGGGCGATTCTAAAATGAACGAAGAGTTTTCTAGTGAAGAACAAAGATATGCTGTATGTATGAGACAGCATGAAGGTCATGAGTTCGATGAACAAGCATATTACAAAAAGAAAGAGGATGAAGAAGCATCCTATCACAGTTCATGTGGTGTAGGAGAAAAAATGGTTGACGGTAAATGCAAAAAAGTAGCAGTTACATTAGATTTAGATATTGATGAAATCAAAGCAGTAGTTATCGCTGAGACAGGAGATACTATTATAGAAATAAGTGGTATTGCATTCCACGAAGGTATGAACAAAAACAAATGGTCGCTTACACCGGAAGGTGCTATGTCTGTTGTAAGACAAATGAAAGATAGCGATTTGACATTATTACATCCTAAAGCCAATGAAACAGGTGCGGGATTTACAAGAAATACAGATGGTGGTTTAGAAGAAGCAAATGTTGGTTACATAGTTGGCGCAACATTCTTTACAACCGCTAGTGGTTATGATGTTAGATATGTAGCCCATGTTACAAGACAAGAAATGTTTGCTAGTTTTGACGATGGATTATGGATGCAAGAAGGATACGGAGTAAGTATCGGTGGTTCGGGAGTTCCAGTAGAAGCATCAGAAGATGGTTTAGTATTTGGTGAAGATTTCACATTCGACCATTTAGCATTAGTAGTAAAGCCCGCTTACGAAAGAGCGAATGTTGAGAAGGCCGTGAAGAAGGTAGTTGAAGAAAAATTACCAACAGCAAGCGAAAACTCGGAAACCTTTATAGGACATTCTGTGGCTGACCACAATCAACCAACGGTGATTGCTATGACCGAAGAAATAGAAAATACAGAAATTGATTATGAAGCACAAATTGAGGCTATACAGGCTGAGTTAGTTTTGGCTAACAGTCGTGTGGCTGAGTTCGAGGCTGAAGTGGCCGCAAGAGCAGAAGAAGAAAGAATGTCTTTAGTTACTAAAGCATCTGACTTGGGAATGTCCGGTCATGATGACCTTTCTACTGCAACATTAGAAACACTTATCGCATCTTGGGAAGCGTCTCACCCTGAGCCAACACCAGTAGAGATGACACCAGTAGTTTCAATGGAGAAAACAGTTGAAGATGTTAAAGCATCAGAAGATACTCCAAAAGTTGAAAACTACCTTAACGGCAGAATCGTTGCTAACGACGAAGCCATTTACGCAAAAGCATGGAACGCATGGGCCAGTGCTTGGAATCAGACACTCGCAGTTGATGAGAAAGGAAGAATGAAGGCTCATCGCTACGACACACTAAAGGAGATGAGATAAAATGGTAGCATATGGAAGTTTAGACCCAGTAAACTGCGCGGATATACAAAACACATTCGCAAGTAAAGGTCTATTAGTAAAATACGACGCAAGCGGGATATTGATAACATCATTAGTAACAGATAAACCTATTGGAATTACTGTTTCTGAATCATCACGCGGAGAAGATGGAACATTAGAAGCAGCAGGTACAGGTACAGTATCAATAGTACCTCTAAGCGGTGTACAATACGTAAAATGTGTTGGCGGCGGCGTTCTAAAAACAGGAGAGAGACTATACGTTTCTCAAACATCAGAAGCAGACGGACACGTTCACACCACAGCAGCAAACTCAGCAACATTCGTTGGAGTTTACATGGGTGAAGATGGTTTGACACCAGCAGCAGGTGATTTAATTCCAGTCTTGATGGCAGGAGTAGTCGAGTGAGTAATCACAGGATAATAAGGGGGAATAAAATATGAACAGTACATTAGAAGAAATATTAAACGTAGAAGCAGCAGTAGGACCTTTCGCACCGGGAGATGCAGTCCTCGAACAGACACTAAGAGACTTCATTCAATTGCAGTCTAACACAATCGCTATCGCAACCGATTTAGTCGGTGTAAGAAGCGTTCCTTGGTTAAACTTTACATGGTACACAGGAGTTATCGGTACATTCGATTACCCATTGGATGACGTTGCACTAACTGACCCAACCAACATTGGGACTCAGAACTACTCAACCAAACTTGAGAAAGGTCAAGGTAGAGTTACTTTCCTAGACGCAGTACGTCTACGTGGTGAATCCTTTGAGAACATTGACAGGCAACAACTTGGAATTGTTAGAGCAAGGGCTGACACAATTGACAACCACATCCTAAGCACACTATACGCAGGTGCAGACAACTCAGTTGCAGCAACAGACGTATTCGGTGGCGGTTCAGCAGATGAAGAAGGCGACATCCTTGGAATGATGGATGACATCTTTGCTAACGCAAAGGTTAGCGGAAACGAACCACTTGCATTGGTTCTACCTGCTGACAAGAGAAGTGCTATCCTAAACACAACATTATACGGAAACGTAGTTGAGTCACTAGGCGACCACTTGGCTAGAATCGCAAACCTAAGCATCTACTACACAAGAGATTACGGTACAACAGGTGCAATCGGTAACGACGCAATTATGCTAGTACCGGGTGCTGAGACTGCTGAGTTCTTCACATACAACGGACCGGGCTTCCAAGAGACAGAATTAACACGTCTACCGGGAGTAGGTTACGACTGGCTATTGACAGGATACATGGGTAGCGTTATCCACGAACACCAAGATGGTGCAAGTGCTAACAAATCTCACAGAATCTTTAAGTTGACCGGAGTCCGTGCTTAAATACGGACGGTGGTTAATTGCCTGAAGAAACTAAAAAGAAGAAGGCTTCTACAAAGAAGTCTACTACCAAAAAGGCTGCTGCCCCTAAAAAGGTAGCAAAAAAGAAGCCTAGTGGCCCTACAAAGGCTGCTATGGCTTCTGCCTTGAAGGATAAAGGTATCCCATTACCTAAATCCGGTGAAATGTCTGACATGGAACACCGTCTTAGGCATTGGAAATCCGGTATGGGCTACATGGTTAGGGTACACCGAAACGCAGGTAAAAAATACGCTAATCATCCTTTAAGACTTTTGGATAAGCCTAGAAAAACATTATACTGGCTTCCCGATAGCGAAATGACTCATAAGATTCTTGCTAC